GGAGATAAGGGAGATAAGGGAGATAAGGGAGATAAGGGAGATAAGGGAGATAAGGGAGACAAAGGTGATACTGGTATGAATGGTGATAAAGGAGATAAGGGTGATAAGGGAGATACTGATAAGGGAAATTCTATTATATGTTTTGCAACAAGTGAATCAATTAATAATAAGGATTATATGGGATTGGGTAATTCCTCTAGTAGTATAATAAGAAATACTATTGTAATACCATATAATTGTATAGCATCTGATTTAGTCTTTTCAATCAGAGAACCTAAGAATGGTAGTTATTCTGCCACTTTATATGTTAATGGAACTAATTCAGCATTCTCATGTATAATAAATGATGGGAATAATATTTCAGGTATATCAAGTGGTAGTATAACCTTAAATCAATTCGATTTAGTTACCATCTATATTACTTATACAGGTTCTGGGGCTCTTAGTAATGGTTGTTGTGCAAGTATCGTTATAAATAAATTATAAATGGTTTCTCAAACCATGTCTTGAAACATGTCATGAACCAAACTTATAAAATATATAGTAATTTTAAAAAAAATATATATAAATTTTTAAAAGTATTTTCTAAGTTATAATATATAATGCCTGGTACTCGTGACAGACATCACAAGAAGAATCACTCTTCTGAATCCTCTAGCTCTAGCTCTAGCTCTTCCGACTCTGAATCCTATCAATCTGAGTCCCTATCTTTTGGTGATAAACGAAGACATCGTAAATATAATCATTGCAAGGAAAAGAAATGTGATTCTGAATCAGAAATTGCTTGCTATTCCAATGAATATAAACACTGTAATAAGAAAAAAGACTGCTCATCTTCTTCTTCCTCTGAATCAGAATGTGAATATAAAATGTGTGATATTTACACCTATTTTAAAAATAGATTATTAGAAGACAAAGAATTAATGGTTGCTGGTTCATCATCTTATTTAAATTGTATTAATGATTTATCTCAAACCATATCAAATAATCACGCTTTAGATTATAGTACTGTTGTAAAACAATATAATATTGAAACAGAAGTTGTTAATACAGTATTCTTTGTTAGAGAAGATGGGTATTTTATATTATTTGCTATTGCACAAGTTGACAATTCTTGTCAATTTACAATCTTTATTAACGGTGTTGTAGTGCCATCAACATGTATTGGTACCAACTCTGGTGCTGGTCAAGTTGTTTCAAGACATTTACTTAAATTAAATAAGGATGATAATGTGACTATTAGAAATTATATATCATCAGCATCTAGTCTTAAATCCAATTTATATTCTGGTGGTAGCAATCCTGGGAATGATCTTACTCTATTATTAATGAAGATAGCACCCACACACCAACCTCATCATATGTATGAACACGAATGCCACGAATATATGAAATGTTTATCCCATCAAAAAAAGAAATTATTCCATTGCCTTACTGATAAATTAAAAGATGATACGGAATTAATGGTACGTGGTTTTAATGTCACCGGTACATTTTATTCATCTGCATCTCAACAAGTAGTAACAGAAGGGGGTGTAGCGTATAATGCCTTTTCTAATGTTAATGGTATGGTATGGAATCCATCTTCAACCGACCCAACACAAATTCAAGTATTTGAAGATGGTGTATACAAAGTATTTTTCTTAATTAATACCAATACTCCTGGTCAATTTTCAATTGCTGTTAATGGTATACCTGTTGAAACTAGTACACAAGGTTCAAGTAAGGGTGCTGGACAAATTAGTATTAGAAGTTTATTAGATTTAAATAAAAATGATATCATTCAAGTGTTAAATCATACATCTCAAAATGGCTCAATTGCAGTTAGTACTAATTGTGGTGGTCTTGAAAACAATATAAATGTAGTATTAACTATATTTAAAATAGCCCCATTAGTTAAACCATCTATCAAACCAGTTGATTGCAAATTAGCTAAACGTTTTGAATGCTATTATGAAAAATTCAAGAAATATTTATTATGCAAAAATTGTTTACAAATTGATGGTAGTGGTGCATTCGTCTCATTAGTATCGAGTGTAATTCAACCAGTTAGTGTTAATGACTCATTCATTTGGGATACAAATGTTCATCTTAAAGAATTTAAGCATACTCAAGGTAAAACTGAAATTTGGGTAGAGAGAGATGGTTTATATGATTTATTTGTAGATATTGCAACTGATGAACCCTTACAATACGCCTTATTTGTTAATGGTGTTGTCGACCCAAGTGTTATTTTTGGTCGTGACTCGGGTGCCAATAGATGTTTAATGAGACAATTTGTTAAACTTAATAAGGGAGATAGACTTGAAATTCGCAATTATACATCTGGTGCAGGTACTATACATACTGTTGCTAATGCTGGAGGTGAATATATTGGTAATAATTCATTATTTATGGCTTTTATGTTACATCCAACGTGTTCTGAACCTGATTGTTGTGTACCTTGTAAACCTGAATGCTGTGTACCTTCTAAATCACAAGTATCAAAAACTAAATCAACCAGAAAATAGAATGCTTTCTGCTAAAAAATTGATTGATTGCTCGCAATTTAGCATTATGTATAATTTACTCGTAAACTCGTAAATTATAAAAATTGATTTTATTATAAAATAACAATATATTAACTATTATTTAATGGCTAATATAATGAATGAACAATCGAATGAACAATTATTTTTTAATAATATGGTTGAAAACTGTTGTTTTGCATCTGTACTTTTTATTTGTACTGGAAATCAAACTAAGAAATGTACTGCATACTATAAACATGGAATGCGTACTTTTAATTGTAATAAGAATCATATTAATTTGCGAGACAATCGATTTTGTCGAAATGTACTAAATCGTATTATAGATATGGAGCAACAAAGTACATTAGTAAACATTAAGGGAGAACAAATTATGGAATTCTGTAATACAAAGAATTGCAATGACTGGCCATGTAAACACAAACCAGCACCTGTTAAAATAGCTCCAAAAATATCAGAAGCTATTACTATTAATATGGATCCAAATGTTGAAATTATCCGTCTTCCTATCAAACCAATTACAGTTAATAATATTATTATGGATACTCTAAATTTGGAATCTACAAATCCTATTCTATATAATTTGTGGAAAACTAAATACAAACATCTTACTTGCCAACAAATTAATAAAATGTTTCAAGAAAAAGAAAAGAAATGGAAACAATCTAATATAACACAATTTGAAACTAATTATGATATATTTGAAATTGAAATTGATCACGAACGTAAAAAATATGCAGATTTCTGGGCTTATTTTGAAGGAACTGAATTGTATCAAGATGAGCGAATTGTAGATAAGGCAAAACGAATTGTTGTTGAAAGACCTGATATTTTTGACGAGTATATTAATATTTATTGGAATAATAATACGAGAGAATATATTCTAGGTACTAATATCAAATCATTTCATACTTGGCTACTTAATAGCACGCATGCACATTTGTATCAATATATGTTAGAAAATGATGTATCATTTAAAACTGCTAAAAATCATTTTAAACCAGTTCATACTAACAACGATAAAGCTAAAAAAATGCAAAAGTTATATTTTGAAATGATGGAGAAAGAAGAAAAGGCTTGTGCTGCACGTCTAAATGCTAGTAAAAAATTATTGAGTATGACTAGTATGGAATCAATATAATTCGGCATAGCCATATTTTATTTTTATTTCATATATAAAAATCTATTGTATTTTCCAGAAAGGATTTTTTGGGGTGCGCTCTCTCTCTCCCAAGTAAAAAGTGAACTCACTTTAAGTGAACTTACTTATAAAAATATATAAGATAATAATTTCTAATGGTTATATATAACATATGAATATTATATGTAACTACTGCAATAAGATATATGCAAGTTATAGCTCGCGAAGTAATCACATCAAAAAATTTCATTTAATCGAAAGTGAAGTATGTCAAAAAAATGTCAAAAATGTCAAATTAAACGTCAAAAATATGTCAAAAAATGTCAAAAATAATCTAACATGTGTAAAATGTAGAAAAGAATTTAATAGTCGTCAAGCACGATGGGCGCATTCTAAAAAATGTGTAATAGAAGTTGATGAAGTTACAGAATTAAGAAACCAAATGAAAGAAATGAAACAACAAATGACTAATTTATTAAAGAGTTGTAAGATATATCCTAAAACTCGACAAAAAATAAATAATCAATTAAATAACAATATAAATAATACTAATAATGGAATAATTAATAACAATGTTATTATGAAATTTGGTAATGTTAATATTAAAGAAGTTTTATCAGATAAACAAATAATGAATCTTTTATATAAGCCTTTCATATCAGTTGAAGAGTGTGTCAAGATGATTCATTTTAATGAGAAATTACCTCAGTATAATAACATCTATATAACAAACCTAAAAGATGATTTAGCATATGTATATGACGGGTCTAGATTTACAACAACAACTAAAACAGATACGATATATGATATGATTACTAATTATACCGAACAAATAGAATTATCATTTGATGATAATAAAGATAAATTGACTGAATACAAAATTAAATGTGTTGAAAATTACTTGGAATTAATTAATAGTAATACAGAGTATATTGACCAACATAATAAGAAATATACCAATTTTAAGACCTATAAGGTGGGTGATGTGAAACGTTTAATTTATGATAAGAGCGACCCGAAAAAATTTGCTATGGTATGTAAAGGTTGTGAAGTATAATGATGACTGACAAAACAAAATATTTAGGTAAAAAATTATGTAATAGAGATAACTTTTGCATTTACGAGAAAGCTAAATATTAGAGTAATAAAAATGAATTAAAACCGATACAAATTACAAAAGTTTAGGTAATAAATATTTGTTTTATTTGTAATATTTTATAACATCTAGAAATAGATGGTACCCTTTTTATTTATTTAAACAATATTAAATTAGATAGACTTCAATATTTTATACAAATTAGCAATTGGTTATCACATGAAGAACAACAAATAAATAACAAATATAAAATAGAATATATAAATAAAAATAATTATTCTGTTATTAGATTAACACAAGAAGATATATTTTATAATACTTATGATTAGTATAATAAATTAAAGAAAAATATTAAAAAAGATTCAAAATAAGAGATTCATACAAAATATTTATTTGTGTATAAATATGTTCAGTCCAAAAATTTAGTAGTTTGAAAGGGTAGTATGCGATTATTCTTTTACTAAATTGTTGCAAGCTAAAAAAATTGATATAATTATAAAATAATAATATATTTATTAATCTTTTAATGTCTTCTATAGATAATAAAATTGATAATAATGTTCAATATATATGTGGGACCGTTGCACGTCTTGAAAATATGTTAGTACGGAGAGAAAAAAATGAAAATGGTATGAAACAATTAGAAGAAGGAATAAAATTAATTGAGTTGATGAAAATGAAAGAAAAAACAATAATTGAGTTGATGAAATTAAAAGAAGAAGCTGAAGAAAAACGTAAAGTAAAATTAAAAGAAGAAATAGATGACTCAAATGAAGAAATAAAACAATTAAAAGAAGAAATAGATGACTCAAATGAAGAAATAAAACAATTAAAAGAAGAAATAGATGACTCAAATGAAGAAATAAAACAATTAAAAAAACAAATAGATGATTCAAATGAAGAAATAAAACAATTAAAAGAAGAAATAGATGATTCAAATGAAGAAATAAAACAATTAGAAGAAGAAATGGATAACAAAAATGAAGAATTAAAACAAGTAATAGAATCAAGGTTTGAAGAAATAGAAGAAAAAAATAAAATAAGCAAAGAATTAGAAGAAGCAAGGAAAAAGATTGAGTTGATGAAATTAAAAGAAGAAGAATTAGAAAAAGCAATAAAAATAAAATTAAAAGAAATAGAAGAAAAAAATAAAATAAAATTAAAAGAAGCAGAAGAATTACATAAAATTAAATTAAAAGAAGTAGAAGAATTACATAAAATTAAATTAAAAGAAGCAGAAGAATTACATAAAATAAAATTAAAAGAAGCAGAAGAATTACATAAAATAAAATTAAAAGAAGCAGAAGAACTATATAAAATAAAATTAGAAGAATCACATAAAATTAAATTAAAAGAAGCAGAAGAATTACATAAAATAAAATTAGAAGAAGCAGAAGAACTATATAAAATAAAATTAGAAGAAGCACATAAAATAAAATTAAAAGAAGCAGAAGAATTACATAAAATTAAATTAGAAGAAGAACGTGAAATAAAATTAAAAAAATATGTTATGACATTAGGAAATATGTTTAATAGACAGCATATACTTTATAATACTCTTTCTTCATTAAATGAAATACCTATTTTACAAAGTTTGCGGGGTGGCCTTTTACTAACTGATAATAATTTATATAAAGTAATATATATTGATCAGTCTAATCAACCAACAGAAAGTATGGGTTGTTATGATACTAGTATTCGCTTACATCCGTATTATACTTTTGATAAACCATTAAATCTAAAAGATTTGTCAATAATTAGTAATAGTGAGTTTCGTACTATATTTTATGAATATAAGAGCGAATATATGCAGTGCAATTTATTAGGTGGTACTTACGTAGAAGGAATAAAATATATCGAACTAATAATAACTACAATTCCAGGTTCATATAAAAATAAAGATTGGCAAAATATTGGCGGTTTTGCAGGACTTTATATAAATAATGAAAAGGGACGCTGTAGAAATGAACCACCTGTAAAAGAAGTATAATTTATTTATTCAAAGACTTTTTTAATGCTTTATTTGTTGATGCCTTTTTACACGGTATAAACTTACCCAATACTTTCACTAAATTAGGAATTCTCTTTACTTTATATCATCAATGAATTTATCAAAATCTATATAATGTTAGTTTTTTCTATCATGGGTCAGAAAAAAAAGCTTTGTTTTACCGTGTCTCATTTATTAGTAAAATACCCGCTTCGTGGACAGTGTAATATTACTATGTTTGTTTAATAAAAATGGCTTTGCCACAATTAATCGCACTAAACAAAGTGGGCTATGCTGATATTAATTTATCCAACTCGTTTTACTCGTAAGATACGAGCCCTTGCACAAAAAAAATTTATATAGTTAATGATATTAACTCAATTAATTTTTTTATTGCAAAGGATCGTATCTTACAAGTGAAAAGATG